CTCACGACTCGTCTCCGAGCGCCTTCAAGTCGGCTTCGTACTTGTCGAGCTGCTCCCGGTAGACCGCGGCGCTCGCCAGCAATGCGTCGCTCTTGCCAACGGCGGCATCCATCTGCTTTTTCAGGTGCTCGGCGGCGCGGGTCAAAGCGCGGCGCAAGACCTGCTTGTCTTTGCTGTTCACTTGGTCTCCTGGTTTGTTGAACTGCTGCTTTGCTGAGACACGCGCTCTTTGATCTCGGCGAGCATGTCGAACGGCTTGTCGCTGCGCTCGACGGTGCATTCGCTATTTCCAACTTGCACGTACTCGTCGGGTAGCTCGATGAGCGTGGCTGCCTCGCGGCACAGCGCGAAGAGCGCGAACGTGAGCGTGGTGCCGTCCTCGCAAATGACCTGAAGCTCACGGCTCCATACGCCGTTCGTGTTCCGCCGCTGAGTCTTGATGCAAGACACGTCGTGGATGTTCGTGCTGATGATGGCGCTCATTTCGAGTCCTCCTGGGGCGGTAGCGGAAGAAACTCGCCCTGCACGCCGAGCAGATAGGTGAGCAACTTGCGAATCTCGACAACGCGGCCAGCGAAGTGCGCGTACGTCGGGCTTGTCGGCGTCACTACTCGCTCGTAGAAGCGCATATAGTCCGACAAGGCGGCCTGCACATCGCCGAGCTGATGGATGTCGAGCACGGGACGATAAACCCAGCGACTTGCGGCCGGTTCCTGAGCAGGCAGACGCGCTTGATCAGTCACACAGCCACCTGATGCTCGAGCGCCTTATGGTCGAGCGCCTGCTTCGTGAGATTTGCAGCCAGCTCCTTGCCGGCCTCGACGATCAGATCGGCCACCACGTCGATAACCTGCTGTGTGCGCACTTCGTCGAGCATCAGCTCTACCTTCTGGAACTCGGCGTCGATGGCGACCACGCAGCGGTAGCCTTCTTTGCCGTAGTTCTTGTCGATTCGGATTGCATTGACGCGCATGAAATTCTCCTGTTTTGTCAGTTGTTTACGAGTGGGCAGAGCAACATTTACGAACGGCGCTCATGCTCTGAGCATCGCGCAGCGTTCATGGAACTCGACGAGATGTTTAGCCGGCATCGCGATCGCGAACTGGACCGGCCGACCCATCTTGTCGATAGCGTGCTCGGCCGGGCAGTCCTTCGGCTCGATCACGTAGAGCTTGTATTCCGCCGCCATCATTCGTGCGACGACGCCCTCGATCTGCCCGTAGATCGACAGAACCTCAGTCTGATTACGCAACGGTCTGACGCGGTTCATCGCTGCTCTCCAAAACCGCTGGACGAGGGCTGGCGCCGAAGTTCGTCGGCGCGCTTGTTCTGCTCGCGCTTCGCCTCGCGATAGCGGCGCTCTAGTTCATCGTTGATGTCTGCAGACAGCCGCATCAACTGCTCGGCGCCGAGCGCGGAGAGCGACTGCGCTGAATCGCGACATAGAAAGCAAACAACGATCCCAGGCAGCTCCGCGTGCTGAATCGCTGGCGGCCACTGTTCGACCGTGAGGCCGCACACGAAGCACGACGGCCGCTCTTTCGGGCCGAGCGCGTACTTCTCGAAGAACGCCGCGAGCTGCGGATAGGCCTGCAGCATCCGCTGCTCCGATGTGAAACGATCTGCGCTGCTCATCGCGTAGCGCTCCCGTCGTTCGAGGGCACGAGCGTTAGCTCAACGGGGAATCGGACGCTCCCGCTGTAGTTCCATTCCGACCACTTCGCTACCCCTCGGGTAACGAGCGCGTGCGCCGTGTTCGTGCTGAACGTCGGGACTTGCCGGCCGGCATGGGTCATGTTGTCGAACGCTGGCGTAGACCAGTAGCCGCCCGGGTGGCGCATCAGCTTCCCGCCATTCGACTGAGCGAGCGTCACGGCATGCTCCATCGTTGGCGAAAGCTTTACGCCCGGTTGTGCGCTGCCCTGTTCCAGATTCATCGCACGCTCCTCCGCTCGTTCGGCTTCGGCAACTTCACGAATCGCGACTTGTCCTTGCGCCACTCGCAGTGACGCAGCCGCAAGTCGGTGAGCGGCGTCGCGCAGTAGCGGGGACGGTAAGCCGTTCCGTTCTCGGACGACCACACGAGGCGCGGCCGGATCGTCTCGCGCTGCTTGAGCTTGTACGGTGCATCGGCGGGGGTACTCATCGGCCGTCCTTCCATCGGTGAATCCGCGGATACACGCACGCGATCTTCTCCTCGCGCGTCTCCACCGGAACGTCTAATGCGCCGATCGTGTGCAGGCGCAGGAATAGCGCTTGGATGCTCATCGGCCGCGATCCTCGGCCAGCGCCTCGTCCCGGCTCTTGAGATACCGAACCTCGTCCTCAACGCGAGTGACGAGCGCCGCATCCGCGTACTCGTTCCACGCCTCGAGCGCGATCTGCCCGAACCAGTGCGGGTCGTTCTTGCGCACCGCGGCGGCGAGCGCTGGGGTCTTCTCGTAGAACGCATCCTCGACGCCACCGCAGTAGTGCATGTAGAGCGCGCGGAGCTTGAGCCAGTCGGCGTCGGCCTTCGCGTCATCCATTGTCCAGCCACCCCGTAGTGCATCGGCCAGTTCACGGACGAGCTTCGTCAGCGCCTTCTCCGCCTCGTGCTCGCGCATCGTCGGCTCGGGCGGGGTGTGCATCACGCCCTGCACCTGGCTGATGACGCTGTTCATGAGCGCCGCTGCTCGAAGGGAGTGCGTGGCGTCGGTCAGCGGGTCCAAGAGGTTCGTCGGCTTGTTGCCGGCGAGCGTCTCCGCGTTCAAGAGCTTCGCGTGGATATAGCCGGGGACGTCGGTCGGGTTCGTGGGGTTGATGCTCATGGCTACCTCGCTGTCTACTGGCCTAAAGGCTTACGGCGCTTTGTGCGCTACCGTACAAAAGCGTTCGTTATGTTCACTTCCTAACAACCAAATGAACATTCTGTTAACTTCGCGGGACTTACCGAGAACGAGAACATCCGGCGCCGAGCCGAACATAAGAACAACGAGAGGGGGTGCGACGTTGAAGCCGTTTACCTGACTCGCCGAGTTGTCCATGCCGTTGCGCATGGTCCAGTACCATACGCATACGCATAGTGAGTGTCAATACCTCGGCGTATAGATTTTTGCGCTAGGCGGGGTCAGGCGACGTGTTGTTGGGACGCGCGCTGGGCCTCGATGAGGCCGAGCATGTCGTCCAGCACTTTCTTTTGTGCGGGCTCGAGGCGGTCGTAACGCTTGGCGAAATTGCGGGCGCGAACAGTGATCTTGTCGGCATCGGACGGCGCGGGCATCAACGACTCCTCGCCGCGAGCTTGTGCGGCCGAAATGCCGAAGTACCCGGCTACTTTATCAACAAGATCCTTTTTGGGTTGGTAACGAGGATTGGCGAGGGCTCGCGATATGGTAGGCTGACTTACCTTCAGCGCACGGGCTAACGCAGAAGCGTTGACCTTCTGATCCGTCCCCATGAGATCGGCACGGTAAATCTCGCCGCTTGCGAGTTCCGTAAGCACCATGCCGAAGGGCTTCCGTCTGGTTGTCACGAACACAATAATGCGCGAGCGTATCACTAGTCCGCAGCTATGCGGGGGCGCATTGACATAAACCAACCTATGCGTATACGCTTCGCGGCATGCCCGAGAATTTCAGCCGCACCGTCCAACAGATCGCCGACACGGGAATTTCCGACTCCGAAATCGCTCGAGTAATCAGCGAAGGCGGGGTCGATGTCTCACAGCCGACCATCTCCAGGCTCCGCACGGGGCGTATCAAAGCGCCAAGTTACGAGCTGGGGGTGGCTCTAAAGGCGCTCCACAAGAAACGTCGAGCCGCGCGTAATGGCGCCGCCGCGCTGCGCGATCCGGTCGGGCTGCGGGCGGTCAAGTGATGGAACGCCAATATCTCGACGCGCTGATTCAGTCGTACCTGACACATCTTGGCAAGGTCGAACCAGGTGGCGAGGCTTGGTGCGAGATGCAGGACGAGATCAAGCGCCTGCGCGAAGTTCAGAGCGGACTTGGCCTCGTCCCCTATCCGAGACCGCCCCATTGAGCACGCCCAACCTTCCTGCCGCTCCGGCCACTTCCTCTCGCGTTACACCCCAAACCGGCCGGGGCGGCACTCTCGACTACTACTCCCGCAAGCAGCTCAAGCACGCGAGGAACGCGGCGCTGACGGCGCTGACGTGGTTTGCCGTCTGCGTGCTCGCGGTTGTGTATGCGTGGGTGACCGGGCACTGATGGGCTACACGCCGCTTTTCGACTCACTCACAAGCGGGACGCTATTCGGCCGATGGCCGGATATTGGGCTGTGGCCGATTCTGCTGTCTATGGCCGACTGGCGCGGCCACGTCGACCACACACCCGAGTACATCGCCGGGGTTACCGGCCTCGGACTCCCTGATGTTCTCGCCTGTATTGAGCGTTTCTGCGCCCCCGATCCGCGTAGCCGCTCGCAAGAGAACAGCGGCGCTCGTCTCGAGCTGATCGACCCTGCACGTAATTGGGGGTGGCGTGTCGTCAATCACGCCAAGTATCGAGAGAAGGCGCGCGAGCTCAATCGAACCGCGAGCGGGGAAGCCGCAGAGAAGCAGCGGCGCTATAGGGACCGGCAGCGTTCCACGGCAACGGAGAGCGAAACGTTACCCGACGTTACCAGACGTCCCGGCGCAAACCCCGACTCAGACTCAGACTCAGACTCAAACACAGACAAGAAAGAAAATACCTCGCACGCTGCGCGTGCTCGTGTGCCGTCCCGGCACATCGAAGGGATTTTTCGCCACTGGCAGCTCGTTCACGGACACGAACAAAGCCGTCTGGATGACAAGAGGCGCCGGCTCATCGCGAAGGCGCTCAAAACCTACACCTACGAGCAACTTCGCGACTGCATCAGCGGCTACAAGCTCTCGCCATTTCACCAGGGGCAGAACGAGCGCAGCACGGTCTACGACGACATCGCTCTGATGCTTCGTGACGCGAAGCAAGTCGACCAGGGCTTGCGCTTCCTCGCGAATCCACCGACCGGCCCGCCAGCGAATGGCGGTAAGCCGCGCACACGGTACGAGCAGATTTTCGGCAAAGACGACGTGGTGATTGTCGATGGCTAGAGCAGTTAGCAGGCGTGCGAAGAGGACTTGGGACAGGCTCGGGAGCTGGTACGGCTCCCGGCTCGCCGATCAGTACGGCGAGCACCCGCCCGAAGATTGGGTGGATCTGTTCGACCGCACCGACGACGAGCGGCTAGACCAAGCACTTTCGTCCGTTCGCCATGCGTCGCCGATTCACCCGCCTACTCTCGGGCAGCTCGAGAACGCAATACCGCGGCGCGAAGTAGCGGGCTCGCCGTCACGAGCGCAAACCGTCGCCAACGCAATCATGACGCGACATGGGGCCGAGATGTGCATACACCAGCTCAAACAGCCGTGGAATTACTTCGGGCCGGTCAAGGACTTCATTAGCAAAAGTCGCGGCGAGAACGGCAACGAGGTAATCAAGCATCCCGAGGTTCGCGGCGTTCAAGTGCCCGCATGCGCCGAGTGCTCCAAGCCGACGTTTCGGATGCTCGTCGACGACATCGTGACGCAGGGTGTTCGCGCAGCATGAGCGCCGTTCTCAAACCCCGCCGCGAGCGCCGCTGCCGCGTATGCAGCGAGATGTTCCGCCCGTTCAATACGATTCAGCCAGTCTGTGCGACTCCGAAATGCGCGCTCGAGTGGGCGCGACGGTTGAAGGCGAAGAAGCTGCGCAAGGAAGTGCGAGCGGGTCTCGTGAAGCTGCGGACGGTCAGCGACTGGACGAAGCTCGCGCAGGCCGAGTTCAACCGTTTCGTGAGACTGCGAGATGAAGGCTTGCCGTGTATCTCGTGCGGAGCCTCGAGCCCGCCGAATCTGCATGGTGGAGCGTGGGATTGTGGTCACTATCGCTCGGTCGGCGCGGCGCCTGAGCTCCGATTCGACGAGCGCAACGCGGCGCGGCAATGCAAATCATGCAATAGCGGCACACGGCGCGGTGGGAGATACGTCATGCCGGCGGAGCGCGCTACAACCATCCGCGCGATGTACCGCACGATGCTCATTCAGCGGATTGGTCTCGCGACGGTCGAGTGGTTGGAGGGTCCGCACGAGCCGAAGCGCTACCGCGTCGATGACCTGATTGCGATTCGCGACTTGTATCGCACCAAGTGGCGACAGTTGCTGGAGCTGAGGAAGTGAACGTGCGCCGTGAGAGTTTGATCATATGGCGTCGCTCTGGTTTTGGCAGCCGGCGACTCGTCCACGTTCTTGATTCCGGCGCCGATGATTTGGCGCCATCGCGGGCATGGTTTCCGCCACCGCAGTATCGGGATCTGCGCGCCTCCAAGTTTCATCCAGCTTGGCGCTGGAAAATGTGGGGGTATGGCGCATGACTCGCCTTTACCTCGTCAAGACAGGTGCTGGCGAGCTAGTGGGCTGGGATCAGCATGACCTGGCGTATCTCACAAAGCTCGGCGCTGGCGAGCCACTCGAATGCGACACGCGTAAAGCCCGTCACCCCGAGCACCATCGAAAATTCTTCGCGCTCCTACAGCAAGCATTCGTGAACCAAGAGAAGTACCGCAACCTCACGGATCTCCTGATCGCGCTCAAGCTCAAGACCGGCTGGTATGACGAACACATTACGGCCGAAGGGAAACTGGTCTATGTGCCGAAATCGATTTCCTTCGCGCGCATGGGGCAGGAGGAATTCGAGGCATTCTATAAGGCCGCGATTATTGCGCTCGCCGAGCTGACGGATTCAGAGCAAGTAACGGCCGAGGCTGATTCCATCATCGCCCACGACTTCGCCGGCCAGCCGCTGGAGGATTTGCCGATTGGGTAATCAATCACACAAAGGTGCCGCACGGGTCTTCCACCAGGCGAGCGGTGGCGTCAGGTCGATAGGGTCGATGCTCATGGCGGTCGGCGCCGCCTGTAACGCAGGTTGATACAGCCGCTAAATCGATTCGACCACCGCAACGATTTTTAACACGCCGTAGGAGGCGAACATGGACCGCAATTACGCAGGACCGATTCAAGCAGGGGCGAGTCAGCCGCGCGAGCCGCAGATTCTGGAGGGAATCTTGGACCGCCAGGGCAGCCATGCCGCGACATTGCAGAACGTCCGTCAGCGCCTTTCGGATCTCGCCGACCGGCTGCGTGGGCGCCCGAACGAAGTCAGCGCCAAGGACGGACCGATGCCGCCGCGCGAAGTGCCCTCGAATACCGTGCGCAAGTTCGAGATGGTGACCGAGGATATCGGGCAGTACATCGCGCAGATCGAGGCGCAAATCTCGCGGATCGAAGCGCTCTGATGACTTTCGGGCCGCGGTCGGAACGTGCCTCGCTGTTTCCGGCAGCTTGGATAGATCCGTCTGGCCGCGGCCCGATTTTGAGGGAGATATGGTAGCCATTCTGCATGAGACCGTACTCGAAAAGTGGCTGACCTGGGCGCCGATCGGCCGTGGTCACGAGCTGCTCGAGCACTGGGCCCTTTACCGCCGTGACTCGACGCGGGACGGTCTGAAAGAAGGGCCGGACAAAATGCCGTGGCGCGAGGCGCTGGACAAGGCTCACGATTCAGAGCCCGAGTGGTTGGTGCAAGTCGACCGCGGCATCGGCGAGCTCGTCCGTATCAACGAGGTCTATGAGCGGATTGCGAAGCGCTTCTGGCTCGACAACCAAGCCGTTTGGGAAGTTGCGGCCAAGGTCGGGCGGACGACTGGGTTTACGGCGCTATCCATCCAGGCGACCTGTGACCATATCGATCGAAGAGTTGCGCCGAAAGTCAGGCTGAGGGCATAATTGGGTCGCCAGGCGGGCGTTTCGCTCGCCCTGAAGAAACGCAAATCTACTAGTGACGGCCCGCCATATGTGCGGGCCGTTTGTTTTTGTGCTTTTAGAAAAACCCAAGCCCTGCCTTAACCGGCATCTTGGTCGGCAGATGTGAAGGTTGTCGTCCGAGACGACGGGTCCGCATTTTCTTCACAAAGGGACGTTGATGCGCAACCGCCGCCCACCAAAAAGGCGCGATGATTCTGCTCGTCTGTCGTTATGAATTCATTTTACGTGTACGTCATTCAGGAAGTGAAGGCATCCGCCACCGCCCCGATTAAGATCGGTGTGTCGAATGACGTAGAACGCAGATTCGGCGCATTGCAAACATCCAATCCGCGGCAGTTAGCCCTAAAGGCGAAGTTTGGTCCGATGGACAGGGCGGGGGCATACGCACTCGAACGTCATTTGCAGAGCAGTCTTAAAAACTTCCATTTGCGCGGCGAGTGGTATAGCGGCAAGGCCCTGAAACTCATTTTCGCGGCGGGCCGAAAGCAAGCCGCGTAGTTCACCACTAACGGAGAATTTCATGCGCCAATTCCTGGTGCTCGCCGTGCTTTGCCTGGCGGGCTCGCCGGTCTTTGGTCAGACATGCGCGCCCTCTATTCCCGATCCGGTGCCGGTCGATGCCTCTCGCGTGAGCTGGGCCGCAACGACCAAGAACACCAACAATAGCGACGTTCAGCCGCCCGTGACGTACACGGTCTACGAGTTCGGCGCCCGGCGCTGCACGACGCAGGTTCTGGCAGTGGGATTTGCGGGCCTTCCGGTAGGCCAGCATGTCTGGACCGTCTCAGCGAGCACCCCGAGTCTCGGCGAGGGCGAGCAGAGCGCGCGGGCGGTCAAATGGACTACCGCGCCCAGCACTCCACCCACGCCTACCCCGACTCCCTCGCCGCCTTCGGCGCTCACCGTGACGTCAACGCGCATCGACGCCGCGGAATGGACCTGTCGCGATTCGGCCGGCGCAGTTCTCAGCTCGAACACGCGACAGGACAAGGCGCAGGAGTCCTGCACGAACCTCGCGCTCAAGAACCCCGGCAAGGTCTACGAGATGCGGCCGAGCGGCTACCGGATTCAGGCGCAGTGATTCCGACGAGGCCGGATTGGCGCGCCATAGTTCTCGCACTTCGGCGGCGCTTTGGTTCGGACCGGGCGATTTCGGTCGCTCTGACGGAGCGGGGCGAGTCAGTTCATCAGCAGACGTTGACGTACATCTTATGCAAACGCTCCGGTAGGAGCCCGTCATTTCGCGTCGGGGCGGCGCTTCTGAACCTTCACGAAGAGTACGACGAACACCCAAATTACTGCTCCGATCAAGAACAGTACCGGAAGAACAACGATTCCGAGCGCGAGCTCCATGCTTAGAGAATGCACTGCTCTCGCGCTCGGAGCAATCCCGAGGAGACATAAGGCGTGACGGTTCTCTCAGATCCCGACCGCGCCCAGCTCCACGCCGATTTCATGCGCGTGGCCGAAAACATACTCGCGCTCACGATCACCAAGGCCGAGCTGCGCTCCGCACTCAATGCGGCCGATGACTGGGCCGATACGAACGCGTCGGCTTTCAATCTCGCGATCCCGCAACCGGCTAGGGGCGTGATGAGCTCAAGGCAAAAGACGTTGCTGCTGTCCTACATCATCCTCAAACGGGCGAAGTTGCTCTAATGGCGACGGTCAAGGTACCTCTCGATATCGGAGCAGCACTCTTTCCGACCTCGAATCCCGCGGCGCCGACGCTCTTCCAAGGCACGAACTTCCCCGTGCAGGGACTGGCGTTCGACGCGACCACGCAAGAAACGGCGTTCTGGATCTTCCGCGCGGCGAGCTACGGCAGCGGCAATCTCACGTTCAGCCTCTACTGGTATGCCGATACCGCGAGCTCGGGCGGGGTTGTATTCGAGGTCGCCATCGCTGCGATCACGCCCGACACCGACTCACAGGACGTGGAGACGAAGGCTTTCGCGACTGCCCAGCAGAACAGCGATACGCATTTGGGCACGACCGGACAGCGCGTCCATCAGATGTCGATCACGATCAGTAATCTCGATTCGATCGCGGCCGATGACTACGTGGCGCTCAGGCTTCGCAGGGTTCCCGCAGATGGCAGCGACACCATGACGGGCGACGCGATTGTGGCCGATATTCAGGTCAGCTATAGCGATACCTGATGGCCGTTCTCGTCGACGTTACCACGGAGTCGTATTCGCGCACCGCGAGCCTCTCGCAGACGTTTTCGATGTGCGGGCACGGCGTGCGGACGGGCACCGATGGATCGCGCTCGCAAATGGTGTGCGGCATGGACAACACGTCCGGCGGCACCGACGCTCTTTCGTATCTCGTATGGGACATTCCGAGTGCATCGCTCGTCATCGTGACGGGCGAGACGGGCGGCAGCTTCCCGACGACAACGCTTGTAGCGCTCGGCACGGGAACGACGTTCTTCTGGGCGTTCACGCATGACAACGGCAGTGGGGACACGTGGGGCTACTATCGTGCGCACGACGCGAACACGTTCACGACTGCCAACCACACGCGCACACTCGCGACGACGCTGACGACGCTATGGATCGGCAATAACCGCTATAGCGAGGCGTTCTTCGGGAACCTCTGGAACATCAAGGTTTGGGATCGCGTGTTGAGCGCATCCGAACTGCTCGTCGAGTCGTACTACCGCCGCCCGATGTTCCCCTCGAGCATCAACTTCTGGTGGCCGCTCGACAATGCGAGCGACACGAATGACTACGGCGGCAATGGGCGCAATCCCACTATCGGCGGCACACCGACCGATGCGGATGGCAGTTTCGGGCTTTGGCGCCAGAAGCGGCGGCTGATTATTCCCGCTGCCGCGGCAGCCGGGGGAACGCTGCGCAAATACAGCTTGTTGCAAATGGGGATGGGGCGATAGCGCGTGGCTGATAACACTGACCTAGACGCAGGCGCAGGTGGCGACAAGATCGTCACGCGCGAGATTTCGCATGGTGGCGACACCGCGAAACTGCAAGGTCAGTTCCTCATGGGCATCTCGGGCACCGAGGGCGCCTATACAGCGGGCGCTGTGGGCGGTGACGCGACCAATGGTCTAGATGTTGATGTTACGCGCTCAGCGCTTCCCACAGGCGCATCGACATCCGCAAAACAACCGGCGCTAGGCACAGCCGGCACGGCTTCGACCGACGTGATTACGGTCCAGGGCATTGCGTCGATGACGCCAATCCTGGCCACTCTCCAGGCCTCTACCAATACGCAAGAAGTGGTGGGAGATGCCGCTCATGATGCCGCGGCAGCCGGTAATCCGCTGCTCATGGGCGCCTATGCCTCAGCTGCGGCTCCAACCGATGTTTCCGCGGACGCCGATGCCGTGCGTCTTTGGGCGCTGCGCAATGGCTCTCTAGTAGTCAACATTGCTGCGGCGGGCGCTCTTATCGGCGCGACATCGAATGCTCTCGATGTCAATATTAAGTCCAGCGCCACTCTCACAGTAGGCTCGCATGCGGTTACGAACGCGGGCACGTTCGTTGTACAGATCGATGGCAACGCGCTAACCGCATTGCAGCTCATCGATGACCCAGTTGTAGCCGATGACGCGGCATTCACTGCGGCTTCGACCAAGGTGATGATGGCAGGCTTTGTCGCCGACGAAGCTTCAACGGACCCCGTCAATGAGGACGACGGCGGCGCGGCGAGGATGACCCTCGACCGTAAGCTGATTACGACACCGTATGTCCATGCTGCTGCTGGCGGGCATACGCCGTACAAGAATCTCGACTGTGACGAGACCGAGGACGCGATCAAAGCGAGCGCCGGCAAGCTCTTTTGGATTCATTGCATCAATCTCTCGAATGCCAAGCGCTATCTCAAGATTTACAACGATACCACGGCCAATGTGTCGGTGGGGACGACGGTCCCAGACCTCACCTTCCCGATTCCGACAATGGCCGACACGAATGGCGCTGGATTCACGATCCATTTCGGTGATGCAGGGTGCCAGTTCAGCGCTGCGATTACCGTTGCGGCCACAACTGGGTTCGCAGACAACGACACCGGTGCTCCAGGTGCAAACGAAGTGATTTTCAACGCGGGCTATCTGTGAAGTACGAAGTCAAGCTCAAGTGGTCGATCGGCGAAGACAGATTTGATGCGAAGTGGTTCAAAGTCGAGGCTGAATCCGAAGACCTGGCCAAAGCGCTGGTGCTCGAGGAGCTGCACAAGACCCATCCGGACGCTGTAGTCGTCAATTTCACGATCGGGAACTAGCCCATGCTTGTTCTGCTCGTCCCAGGTGTTGGGATGGGCGCGGGCCAAGCCGCTGCCGTTCCGCCCGTTCTCGTTGGTCAGATCCCGAATATCACCGTTGCCTTCAACAGTGGTGGCCCCTCGTATGACCTCTCGGTGTATTTCACCGGAGCAACGAGCTACGCGATTGCACCCGCGGTTGAAGCAGGTTGGTCATTCAACACGACCAATGCGCAACTGGACATTGATACGGACGCGGCTGGAATGTTCGGCGCCTATATCGTCACTGCAACGAACGCCGATGGTGATACGCCGAGCAACGGCTTCTATGTAACCGTCGTCAAGGGCGGCGGAACAGCTCAGGTGAGTTTCTTGGCCTACTCATGGGAATGGAATCGGTGGCTGCACTGACGATTTACGTCTACCGCGTGAACGATCGCGAGTTTGGAGCTGGATTTGGCGAGTCAGGCTGCCGCAAGCGGGGAGAAATCGTCGAGAAATGGCCGATTAACACTCCGAGCGATGCCCGATTCGTCGCGAGCCACGGTACGGCCTATTGGAAGACCTACGATCAGGTCTCAAAGCTCGCCAACATTGCATTCGAGCTCCTGACGAGCGATCCAACATTCACCGAAGAGCCCGCGAAGCCCGCTATAGCGGCTCAAGCCCAGATTTCAGCGCCCAAACCATCACGCTGGGCATGGCTCGCGTGGTTTAGACGCACGAGGGAAGCAACATGATCCTACGAGCACTCACGAATGGAGCGATTACCGTGGCTTCGGCGGTCACGGTATCGACGCGAATCGTCGGCGGATTGCTCATTACGGCCGATGGAACGAACAACGCAGTACTGAAAGTCAGGCGCGACGACACCAACGGCAAGCCCGTGATCGACATCACGACCAAGATCCCGCTCTGGATCACGGGGCCGATCGACATGGAAGGCACAAACACGGCTTATGTCGACATCTCTGGCACCGGCGCTGCTGTGCAGGTGTATGAGTGGGTGAGCTGATCGACCTCGGAGTGCTCGAGCGATTGAACGCAATGCGCAATGAGGTCATGGGATATGCAACGCTCGCCGATCAAGCGCATAACAAGAGCCAGAGGCTGCGTTATCAGCGCCAAGCACAGAAGGCATATCGCAAGCTCGAGGCGTTTGTGAAGGCGAATCCTCCGACACTGACCCCGGGTGGGGAGGGGGTTCGCACCCCGGGTGCCCCTGCTCTCCCCGCGAGGACCCGCGCCGCCACTTTTTGAATCGCCGGAATGACTGAACCGGCACAAAACACTGATCGAGATAGGGAAATGAGCGAAAACAAGGTCGAAAACCGCGGTGGTTACCGCGAAGGGGCTGGCCGGAAGGCGATTTTCGAGCTCGGCCAAGAGAAGCGGAAGGAAATCATCGAGGCGGTGCAGGCGCAGGCCGACGAAAACGGGACTTCGTTCGGTCAAGAACTCGGGAAAATGATGTTCGTGGGCAAGGACAAGCGTTTGAAGCTCGCGGCGATGCAGCTTTACGTCCGAGACGTGCTGCCGAAGGTTGCTGAGCGCGAAGTGAACGTCAACGAGATCCGCAAGCCTCAAGTTTTCGTGCCGGAGAAGTATCCGGATACCCAAGCTGCTCCGGATTACGTACCGAAGCATTGACCTGGAGACCGCACCCCGGCTTTCAGACGGAGTTTCTGAGGCGGGACGAATTCGAGGGGTTCGCCGGAGGAGCGGCGGGGCCCGGCAAGACCGACTTGCTGATCGTGGGTGCGCTCGAGCACGTGGATCACCCCAAGTATCACGGGTTGATTCTGCGGAGGACCTTCCCGCGGCTTCAGGAGATCATTGACCGATGCCACGACCTCTATCCGGAGTTCGGCGGCCAGTGGGTGGCGAAGCTACATCGGTTTGAGTTTCCTTCTGGCGCGAAGATCACACTTGGACATTGTCAGCACGAAGACAGTAAACGGGACTACCACGGCAAGGAGTTTCAGCACATCGCGTTCGATGAGCTGACGGAGTTTGAGCAGTCGCAGTACGAGTTTATTGCGCTGTCTCGCTCTCGCTCGACGATTCCAGAGCTCAAGTCCAAGGTCCGCTCGGCGAGCAATCCGGGCGGCATAGGGCACTCATGGGTCAAAGAGCGATTTGTCGACGTGGCGACGCCCGGGCGTCGTTACATCGATCCGAAGACCGGGCTGAGCCGGATCTTCATCCCGGGCACGGTCGAAGACAACCCGACGCTCTTCGACAACGACCCTGACTATCTCGCTCGGTTGGAAGCGCTGCCGGAGCTCGAGAAGAAGCGGCTCAGATATGGTGTATGGGACGCTTTCGAGGGGCAGGCGTTTCCTGAGCTTTCGGCGCGGGTGCATATGTGCGCCCCATTCGACATCCCTCCGGAGTGGGAACGCTATTGCGTTCTCGATTGGGGATACGCGAAGCCGTTCTCGGTTGGTTGGTACGCGGTCGACTACGACAACGTGATCTACCGCTATCGCGAGTGGTACGGCTGCAAACGAGAAGCCGAGAAGAGCCAGGAGGGGGCCGATGTTGGGCTCAAGCTCGCGGCCTGGGAGGTTGCTCGTGGAATCGAGGAGCGAGAGCGCGGCGAGAAGGTGAAGCACCGCTACGCCGATCCCTCGATTTGGCACCCGCGGCAGGAAAGCCGGAAGAACGAATCTCGTGGTGTGACGATCCACGAAGACTTCGCGAACGAGGGGGTCTACTTCCTCAAAGCGGACAATGACCGGGACCACGGTCGGCAGCAGGTGCATCGACGCTTTCAGCTCGAGCCTGAGATCGACACCGAAACCGGCGAGGTCCTTTCGGAGGACCCGAAGGTTCAGATCTTCAGCACGTGTCACGGATTCTGGCGGACCTTCCCGCAGCTACGGGCGGAAGAGCGGAACCCGGAAGAGATCGACACCAAGCAGGAAGACCACATCTACGACGAGTTTCGCTACATGTGCATGGCTCGTCCGGTGGCGCCGAAGCGCGTCTCTCAGATTCCGCAGGGTAGTTTCAGAGCAGAGCGCGATCGACTGATTCGCGCGAAGAAGTGGGCGCGCTCGCACGGAACGTCCGTGGCGGCGGCTTACTCGAGGTTTAGGTAATTGGCGTCAGACCTTCAAAAAACCTGGGAGCAGCGGATACAACGCGCTCAGAAGGTCAAAGACGAGTGGATGGAGGAGTTCAAGGTCCAAATGGGCCGCGACTACTTCGAGGGCAAGCAGAATCCCGGGTATCCCGAAGCTGAGTGGATCACGGTCAACAAGATCTACTCACACCTCCAGGCGCAGCTCCCGATGCTCTATCAGATGGACCCGTACTTCTACGTCAAGCTCAAGAAGTCGTATGAGCCGCTGAGCGTCGAGGAAGTCCAGAAGATGCAAGAGACCGGCCAGGCACCTCCCAAGGTTAAGGAGATGGAATACAAGGGCCACGGTCGGCAGGCCATGTTGAACTACTTGAAGGGCGAGCTCGAACTAAAGTCGAAAGCGCGACTCGGAATCCAAGACGCTCATTTCGCGTTCGGCGTGATGAAGGTTCGCAGGGCTTCTGACCTCGAGGAGCATCCACACGCGGGTGAGCCGATTCTCGACGACGACGGGAATGAGCTGAAGGACGACGAGACCGGGAAGCCTCTGGTTTTCCCCGACGAGCTTCCGGTCAATGAGCGCTACGAGCTGTCGCGAATCGATCCGGACGACATATCGTTCGACGAAGATGCCGGGCCCTTGCCAGATTCGTGGAAGTCGCTTCATCAGCACATTCGGATGACCAAGCAGGAAGCCTTGGACGATCCGCGCTACAAGAAGTCGGCCGTGAAGTCGATGAAGGGCCGCGAAAGAACGGACAAGGACAAGCAAAAAAGCGGGATCATCTCGTCGCTCGTCAATAAGTTGATTGGCGAAAACGACAGCGACGTGTTCGTCGACATTTACGAGATCTACGACCTCTGCAATGACGAGATGCTGGCGATTGGGATTGGCGCCGATGATGTGCTGATGAAGCCGCGGAGCCTTCCTCCGGGCATCAAGAAGCATCCGTATTCGTTCTTGCGGTTCACGCTTCGCGACAAATCTCCATATCCGATTCCACCGGTCACGAATGCGCTTGACCCGCAGAAGGAGATTTGCCTCGCTCGATCGCGGTGGATGACGCATCGCAAGCGGTTCAACCGGAAGTACGAAGCGAACATCAACAAACTTGACGATCCCGATACGGAGCTGCCGAAGCTCGAGGCTGGCGACGACGGTACGGTGATTCGGGTACGCGAGCTCGGAGCTATCGCCCCGATTCAAGATGCGCCACTTGACCAACAGGGCATCCTCGAAATCCAAGCACTCGATAACGATATCGTCGAGGCCCTCGGGACTCCGGGTAACGCGCGCGGTGTCGCGAACGCAGATAGCGCGACAGAGGCCTCGATCCTCGACAATCGCCTCGAGATCCGCGAGGGCGACCGTATGAGCATGGTCGTCGACTGGATCATCGAGACCGCTCGGAAGTTGGACATGCTCGTGCAGTTCCACATCGAGGAGGACGAGGCGGTCAAGATCATGGGCCCGCAGGGAGAGATGTGGCGGCTCATCAAGAAGACCGACTACGACGATATCAAGGGCGAGTACGAGTATTCGGTTAACGCCGGGGCCTCACAGCCTCGAATCCCCGAGATCGAGCGTGCGCAGTGGATCGCATTTATGTCTCAGGTGGTGATTCCGTTTCCGGCGATTCTCACGGCTCCGAACTTCATGAGAAGAGCGGCCGAGATGTTCCACATCGAGGACGAAGCGGCGATCGAGGAGCTTCGGCAGATCGGCCTGAAAATGATGCAGGGAATCATTCCGCAGCCTGGCCAGCAGGGCGGCGGGTCTGCGGCGAATCCAGTAGCCGCGTTGCTGGGCGCGGCGCTCGGTCCGCAGGGTGGAAACGCGAACGGTGGCGGGGCTCCCGCGAGGTTGCAGTAGTGCCTTTGTATTCCTATGAGTGCCGCGACTGCGGCGAAGTGACCGACGCTCATCGCCGGGTCGATGACCGAAACGATTGTCCACGGTGCCGGTGTGGTGGCGAAACCGAGAAGGTCATTTCGGGCTCAAGAGTGATCGGCGATATGGAGCCGTACTACGATGACAACCTCGAAACTCACATTAGGAGCCGTCAGCACCGCGAGCAGGTGATGAAAGAGCGCGGCGTGGTCGAGGGGTACGGAAAGGGTTGGCACACACAGAGAAGTCGGAGCAAGCATTGAAACCGGTTGTGGGCCTTGAGGCGATCATTCAAGCGACCCGCGAGTTCTGCGAAAGAACTGACAGCGCAGATTCCAAGATGCTGCTCGAGCGGTTGAAATCGTTTGTTCGCGTCAACGACGGTTGCATAGACGATAAGCGTCTATTGGAGTGGGTCCGTGAGAGTATGTGACCGTCATCCGGCCGACAAAGCCGTCGCTCAAATCACGCTTGATGGTTCTCCCGTGGACTTGTGCGCAGCGTGTCTAGATCTGATGCGCGAGTTTATCGGCAATCCGAAGGCTCCGGCCGTTGACCCTGAGCCCGAGAAGAAGCGCAGCATTCTGAGCCGACTTACCAAGAGTTCGTAGCGGCAGCCATCCCGGCTTCCGCGTTCTGAACAACCGCCCTCGTGGCGGTTTTTCGTTTTAGGAGATAGCAAACGTGACGGAACCCAACGCAAGCGTTGGACAAGCGGCTACGGACTCCACTGGAGCAACCGGAGCGGCACCCAACGGGAGCCAAGGACAATCTGTTGCCCAAGGACAGACAACCTCGCAGGGACCTGGCCAAGGGGAAGAGTCGTTCTTTGACCCGAAATCGATAGAGCACAGTCCCGAGCTCACGGCCGCCTACAAACAGATGCAGGCGGCGTGGACGAAGAAGAACCAGGGCATCAAGGCGAGTCAGCAGAAGCTGGATCAATACGACCAGTTCATGCGCGACCCGATCGGCAGCGCCCAGCAGGTTCTTTCGTCGCTCGGGTATCAGGTCGTTCAACGCGATCCTGCCGCGAAGAAAGACGGCAACGGCAAAGATCAGCCGTGGGCTCCGAATTCCTGGGACGACGTGATGGCGGAAGCCAAGCGTCAGGTTCTGGGCGAGCTCAAGCCATTTTTCAAAGAGGTGGATCACGTCAAGCAGCAGAGCATGGAGGCGCGCCTCGATCGCGACTATCCGGATTGGCGTACGTACGAGGACGGCATGGTGGGACTGCTCAAGTCTCATCCGACCCTCGCGCACGATCCGGACACGTTGTATCGGATGGCGGTTCCGTCCGAAGTGCTCGAGGCGCGCGCGACGAAAGCCGCGTTAGCCAAGCTCAAGAACGGCAGTGACAACGCTCAGGTTTCTGGACAGAGCGCGACAACGCGACAGGTCAACCAGAAGCCAGAGGGCAAGCTCACTTTGAACCAAGCCTACGAGGCAGCTCGTGCGAGCTTGGAGAAGCAAGGAGTGCGACGCCCCGCTGGTTAAAACACATTCACTAGCGAGGTAATTTCAGATGGCTACCGTAGGCAACACAGGTGCGCCGAGCACCAATACCGTCTACTACGACGCACTGTTGAGCACGACGCTCGACGGCTATGTCGGCTCGGGATCGATGTTCGACAACATCTTCAAGGATTCCGCATTTCTCGCGGCCTTGCGGATGAAAGATGCGGTCCAGATGCAGAACGGCGGCGAGCGGATTCGTGCCCCGCTCATGTACGGCAACAATACGACCGTCATGTCCTACTCGGACTACGAGACGTTGGAGACGACGCCCCAAGACGGCATGACCACGGCGTTCTATGAGTGGCGCGAAATTGCGGCGACGATTTCGATTTCCCGCAAGGAGCAGCGCCAGAACTCCGGCGAGGCGCAGATCATCGAGCTCTTGGGCTCGAAGGTCCGGCAGGCCGAGATGAGCATTCGTGAAGAGGTCAATCGCCAACTGGTGCAGGGCACGGTGTCGTCCGCGACATTCGTTCCCGGCAATAGCGCGAAGGATCTCAACCCGCTCGGCTGGTTCCTGCGCAAGCTGAACGGGACCGATCCGGTTGCAGGCGGCAACGTCGGCAACATTGCTGGTGCGTCGAATAGCTGGTGGCGGCATCAGACGGCGGTGATCGACTCGAACTCCACCGACACGGGCAATTCGTTTGCCATCAACGTGTCGACCTACAAGGGGTTCAACCTCGCTCTTCGCCGGATGTACAACCACTGCTCGAAGGGCTCGGGTGGATCACCGAATCTCGTGCTGCTCGATCAGGTCTCTTACGAGACCTACGAGAACGCGCTCGACGACAAGGTGCGCTACCTCGACACGAAGATGGCGGATCGGGGCTTCGATGCGATCAAGCTCCGCGGCGCCACCTGTGTGTGGGACGAGCAGGTTCCGGACATCGACAACGGTACGGTGGCGATCACGTCCGGTTCCGCGTTCTTCCTGAACACGGAGTTCTACAAGCTCATCATCGACTCGGAGACGGACTTCGCGACGACTCCGTTCGTGGAGCCCGAGAACCAGACGGCGAAGACGGCGAAGGTGCTTTTCATGGGCAACGCGATTTGCGCGAACCTGCGGAAGTGCGGCGTCGTTTACGCCATCAGTCAGACGATCGCGGCCTAGTTCATCCAACAAAACGGAGAGCGATAGGGGCTCTTGTCAGTCACAAAAGGAGCTCTCCATGCTTTTCTCTCGCATCAACCGGAGCAATCCGGAGAAGATCTTCATCGTCGCCTACCAGTCTTACGCGACCGCATCGGCCAGCAACGGCCAGGCGTTCATGTGGGACTACACGACGGACAAGAACGGCGTCGGTGTGACGCTTCCCGCTTCCGGTACAGCTCGCAATGGCCATTACGGCATTGCGTTTGCCGGCATTGCGGCGGAGACAATCGCTCCGGGTGCCTACGGCCTGTTCCAGGTCTACGGCTACCACAGCGCGGTTCGTGTTCGGTCCCATACGGGCGGCAACCCCGCAATCACCGGCGGTACGGGTCTCACCTGTAAGTCGGCGGTGTTTTGCCTGGAGTCCGCCCCCCCGAATGACGCAGGCGCGACCTCGACGGTCACGGTGTCGAATTTCGAGTGGGTCGGCTTCGCGTTCACGGCGCAAGCGTCGTGGACCACGAAGGCAATCGCGTGCTTCCTGAAGGCTCTTTGAGTCCTTCGTAGTCAGGCCGCCTGTAGGGAGGCGGCCGTTCTCCTATGCGTCCGCAAGACGATGTGTATCTGATCTGCGATCAGTGCCATGGACCCGCCTTTCTTTTGAAAGGAAGTAGGTCAACGAAATATTGCGACGCATGCAGCATGTCTTTTCAACTGATAGGGAGTTTTCATGAACAAGTTGAATTCGGCGCTCATGCCGGAACAGAAGTATTCAAAGGACGGCGAGTTCAAAGAGCCGGTCCTGAGGTGTGATCGATGCGCCAATCTGATTCTCCTGGCGACGCTGCATCAGATCGGCATGTGCCCTCACTGCTCGAATATTCGTGTGGCGAATGTGCGGACGGTGAACGACAAGGAGATGGCCCAGCTCATCGACTGGGCAGGGAACGGAACGATCGATAAGGACTTCGTTGCGCTCTTTGCGCCGATGCCCGAGTCCGAACACCCGGTGACTCTGCGATGAGCCGCGTTCTAATCGGCATACCCTGTTATCGCGACGTTCCGGCCGAAACTCTCGAGGACTATCTCCGTTTCGCTTACCACCTCGGTCGTAGGTCGACGAGGCACGAGTACTTCGTCGCAATCAAGGCGAAGACCGAGCAGTTCAGGGCGCGCAACTCCATCGTCGAGGGCGCACTCCAGGTTGGCTGCGATTACATCTTCTTCCTCGACGACGATCATGTTCTCGACTGGGAAAAGACTTCCGGTCCCGCGAGCAACTACGACATCATCGATAGGCTCATTGACCACATGGAGCATGACGATATGCTCGGAGTAGTTGGAGCCGTGTACTATCATCGCGGCAGCGAGTGCCGGCCGGTGCTGATGAAGCGCGGCACGGATGGCGGGTACTACTATCTCCGTGACGATGAAGTAACTGGACAGCTACAGGACGTAGCGGTCCAGGGCGGCGGGTGCATGCTGCTCCGCTGCAAGATGTTCGATCGCATCCATCAACCGTGGTTTGCGCCGGAGCACCAACTCGGAACGGATATCCAGATTTGCACGAAGGCTCTCGAGGCCGGATTCAAGGTGAAGTGCGATACCGGCATCAAGATTGGCCACGTGATGAACTCTCGTGAGATCGTGACACCAGCCAACCGGCATAGGATCGCCCTCGAGAGTTCGCGTACCGCGTCGCAAGCCTCGCAAGCCTCGCAGGGCATGGACAGTGCGTGGACGACGAACAGTGCCCTAGCGCTCTATCGACAAGACGCCGAGGAGTATCTGGAGTTGAGCTTCGAGGGTATCCGCGATCTCTGCATGCGTTACAGCATGGCGGACTTCCGCGAGTACCAGAACTCGGATGACTACTATCGGAAGAAGGGCCGGGAGCAATTGGCCCGACAGGTGATGTTCCACCATCTTCCCTCGAGCATCGAGGAGATGAATCACTTCCACCAGCTCATCAACATGCAGGCGGAGGCTCATGGTGCAGATTTCGGGTGCGGCTCTGCTCCGGTGACCTTCGAGTTCGTGATGAAGGGTCACAAGATGGACTTCATCGACATCGATGGCTCTGGAGCCTATGAGTTCCTGAAGTGGCGAGCGAAGAAGCGCGGGGTTTCCGATCGATGCGGCTGGAAGCTCTCCGGCCCCTACGACTATGTGCTCATGCTGGATTCTCTCGAGCACATCAAGGACTGGCAGCCAGTGCTCGAGCAAATCGTCGCCAGCATCAAGCCGAATGGCGGTCTGATTTTGAATTTCTTCGAGAACATGGACTACGCCAATCCTGAGCACGTGAACATGGACAAAGAAGGCGTGCGCAAATTCTTGACGAACCATGGCGTCTACCCGGTGCATGGGTTCCTATGGGTCAAGCACGAGTATGAGGTAGCGAGCAAAGGAGCAGCCGCATGAGCATCTTGAAGCGCACGGTTTTCTACGAGCAGGTCGACGGCATCATTCGGTTCTGGGATTGGGCGTTGACGACGACCACTCTCGGGACGATGGCTGAGCCGTTCGTGCCGAACGACCGCCACTCAATCGATTACGATTTCATCCAGTACGACGCGACCGATGAGTGCGTGCGAATCGACGAGATTCGCGGCGCCCCACTGGATCAGCAGGTTCCGATTCTCGGCGGCGGGCAGTTCGCCGATGGAACATGGATCATGCTGAACGGCGGTCACCAGCTCCCGCGAGACAGCCGCTAACCGAACTGGGCGGGGCAGGTGTGCCAACGCTGATCGGCGGCCCTATCCCGTCAGGACGCGGTAACCCCGGCCCCACCCTTCTATGAACTACCTTGAGCAGAAAGTGCTGGAGCTGATAGGAGAGTCAGTCGAAAGCCCCGACGTGTTCACGGATGACGACGAGGGGATCTCTCAGGTCCGTGACAGCATCAATGACGCCATCCAAGAGATCGCGATCATTACGGGCGGATACAAGCGGCAGTACCTGTTGCCGTTGAGATCCGGGCAGGCCTTTTATCGGTTCCGCCCGCGAAACGGCTATTTCGGGTGGGTCACGGATTGCTGGGACATCACTCGAAAGGTGAGGCTCGAGCAGACCGACCCGATCAAGCTGAGCCGTTTCGACCCACGGTGGATGACGAGCTCGGGTTCGTGCGAAGCCTACATGCAGCTCGGGGAAGACGTGATCGGGTTTTATCGTAAGCCCACCTCAAGCGCTGGCGGAATGGAGATTACGATCGTCGAGATCCCCCACGCCTATACGACCGATCGGGACCGAATCAAGCTCCGAGATTCGTTCCAGTCGGCGGTCGTTCACTTTGCCGTGGGAGAGTTCTGGGCTTCTCGCGGAGACGCGAAGGAAGCCACGAATCATGGGCGAATCTACATGGATACGCTTGGGCTCAAGGAAGACTACGCGATGTCACGCTGGGCGACCCCCACCTTCACAGTCGCGAAAGACCCGTGGCCTAAGGCGACCTCGTGAGCTGGTCCGACGAGCTTGATAGGTTGCGAGTGTATCTGCGAGATCCAAACGGGCTCATTTGGTCGGAAGCCTTCCTGCGCCATCTTTACAACGACATTCAGCAGGATCTACAGAACAAGACCAAGTGCCTGGAGGACGTGACAACCCAGCGGGTTCCGCAGCTCTATCACTTCGCCTATCAGTTCGATTGGGAGTATGCCTATCTCCCGACGACGCTCAGCCAGTTCTATCAGTGCCTCACTGTTCATGATACGGCATCCATTTGCCATCGTTGGGAGGCGCAGCAGTACACCGGCATTGCGGGAGACATTTCGGACTATGGAGCGCACGTCACCCAGCCGTGGGAAATGTACATGAGCCTCACGTGTGGGGAGGAGTCAAAAATGCGCTTCCCACAGAACTTCAACAGCGTGAAGTTCATAGCCTACGACGAGGAGCCGATCGGCACGACTTCGCGCAAGCTCGTGCAGGCCAACGATTCTTCGTATCTCATCACGCAGGGTCGACCGATCGCCTACTACCCCTGCGATGAGACCGATAACTCCTATGTGCTTTACCCACGCCCGTCAGCGGGATTCGAGAACGATATTTCTGGATCAGGACTGGCCTTCTATGCCTCCGGAGATACCGAGAGTGACGAGACCGGAATAATCGCTGTCCGAGATGACTCTACGCCGAGCTCAAGCGAAGGTGCCTCGGTGGATATCGTGAACACCGAGAACAGCGTGTTCATGATCTACGACGTTTCGCCGAACGATATGGTTGCGCTCGGGGATGAACCCGAGTTCCCGGTGTTTCTCCGCAAGTACATTCGCTACGGTGTGCTGTCGAGAGCCTACGGGGCCAATACGGACGGCAAGATCCAGAGTCTGTCCGACTATTGGGGCGTGCGCTATGACCTCGGGTGCGAGTTCGTAAAGCGCTATGTGCGCAACCGGAGAAAGGACCGTGACTATCGGCTCGTCACTCAGGGTATACGGCCGAGTCGCTATCGTCGCCATCCCAGGCTGCCGGCGGGCTACCCCGCGATCAACCCGTGACCGTGTTCTTCGACCCGAGCGGTTCGCTAGACATAGCGACCGATCCCAGCGATTTGCCGGAAACCGGAGACGGCAACGAATCGACCTCCGGCGCGATGACTCGCTGCAAGAACCTTCGGGTGAACCAGAAGGGCCAGGCCATTACTCGCGACGGCTCTGCGAAGCTCAACGCGTCCGCGCTTGCGGCGGCGATCAACTGGATTGAAGAGCAAGGCGGCGATCGGTACTCGTTTGCTGGTAGCGCGATTTATCTCAACGAATCGAGCATCGAAAGCGGGTTGACCGATGCGCAGTGGTCGGCGGTCAAGTACTCGGCCTTCAATGACTTGACCGAGCAGGTTTTCGCGCTGAACGGGACCGATCGCAAACGGATTTCTGGATCTGATGTTTGGGAGTGGGGGATAGAGGCTCCCACGGTAGCTCCGATTCTCGCGGCCGGCGCAGGCACGGGGCTCACGGGCGAATACAACGCCGTCTATACCTATGTGCGAAAGGTGGATACGGCGATCGTTTGTGAAAGCAACCCGTCCCCCGCATCCGGTTCGACGCAAAACCTCTCGAATCAGTCGCTCTCGATCGACGTGGAGCAGCCGACCGATCCGCAGGTCACGCATATTCGCGTGTATCGCACGCTTCAGGGCGGGGAGACGTACTTCCTAGATCGGGAAATCGCCGTGAACTCGTCGGCGACGTATGGCTATACCTACGACTGGGAGCTGGCCGACGAGTATTTAGATCCCGACGAAGGGTTTGCATTTTCGACCGCGGACGCCACTCATTCCACGCAAAACAGCTACACGTGGGAAGAGACGTATGCGACCCACGACAGCAACGATACGAGCGGAACCTCCGGAGACAGCGGAACCGTCGTGTATGGCCAAGACCCTTGGAGCGATCTCACCAACTCGCAGTTCTACTTCTAAATGCCGTACACAACACCGCTCGGAGAATTCGATTCGGACACCCCGGACGCGAATCTTTCTGTCGAGGTCAACACCGACCACGGTCGACCGCCGCCCGGCAGCTTCGTATTCGGTCCCGCATACGAGGGGACGGTGTTCATCATCATCGAGAACGCTCTGTTCTACTGTTTGCCGAGACAACCCGAGCACTGGCCGGAAACGTATTTCATCGAGGTGAGCACACCGCAGTTCCCCGGAGTGACCGGGGTGTTCTTGAACGGACAAGCGTACTACCTCACGAAGCGGGAAATCTTCTACATCCAAGGTACTGGAACAGGGACGTTCCAGCCGATCCCGACGAAGGCGAAAACCGGAGCGCAATCGTTGCAGGGTGCGGTCGCAGTCGACGGCAAGGGGATTCTACATACCGGTCCTGATGGGATATATCTCTTTGCGGGCGGCAACGATCGCAAGTTGAGCGAGGAGACGCTAGAGCCGATCTTCCGCGGCGAAGATACCAACGGCATGGCGGGCGTTGCCGATATGTCCACGTCTTGGCTGCTTGCTCGGGGCAACAACGCCTATTTCGGCTACCGCTCCTCGGGTCACGACTACCCCTCAAACGTCCTTGTGATGAATCTCGAGACCGGCAAGGTCACGAGCTACATCTACAACGATGGGAATGAAGTCGAGATCCGTTGCGTTGCGGTGGATGACACGAATAGCCGTTTGCTTGCGGGCGATGCTGACGGTTATGTGCGAGTTCTCGATTCCCCCTCGTACACCGATGACGATGGCGAGGCGATCGATTGGGAAGTGCAGAGCAAGGACTATGAACTCCAGACCCGTAGACACTTCCCTCGCTGGGCCAAGTACGACGTAGACGCATCAGACACGGAGTCGTGCCAAGGCGAGATCGTCATGGATGGCGAAGTTCATCAGACGCATACGATTACCGGCGCCCGGGATACGAGGCGTCGTTTAATAGAGATAGGGAATGGCAACCGATTATCGATCCGCATTTCCGGGAGCGGTCCCGCAAGGGTCTATTCGGCCGAGCTCGAATGAAGTCACGGTCGTTCCGTACACCAAAGTCGGAGACGCCTGGACGCTGCCGGATCAGTTCTTGTACTCGCTCGCGGTGCAGATGTCACAAGAGCGGGTGTTCCATCGAGTCTTCTACGATGGAGCGGTGAATACACCGCAAGAGTTCAGGGAAGCGATGCAGAAACCGGCCAATGTGCCGGTATTCTTTTTTGACGGCCCTGAGCCTTTGGGGTTTGCGTGGCTCAACGGTCTTTCGGGTGGTCTTGCGTTTGCGCATTTCGGTGGCTTGAAGGCGGCACAGGGACGCTCGGTAGTCGTTGGTAGGGCGGCGGTCGGATACTGGATGGAGACGTTCGGCTTTCTCGAGCTGATTCTTGGAATCACGCCCAGTCCGAACCGGCTTGCGCTCAAGCTCATTCAGCGAATCGGTTTCATGGTTTTGGGCGAAATCCCCAAGATGCTTTGGGACGCTCACCGCGGCGAGAAGACGAACGCGGTGATTTCCTACTTAAAGAGGTAGCGACATGCGGAGCAAGGACGGCGGTGGAGCGGGAGGCGCAGATGCGGCCTCCAGATTGCAAGCGCAAATCGCTCAGCAGCTCGTCACGCAGACCGATCCGCTTCGCAAAATGCTGATCGACCGCAGCACGGATTTCCTGGGCGGTAATCTCGACGTGGCGAACACGCCGATGTTCTCGGCCCTCAAGCAGCAGACCGAATCTCAGTACGGAAACGCGCGGAATAACATCATCGCTGACACTCCAGTGGGCGGCCCGCTCATTCGCGCGCTTACCGACCTAAACGCTCGCCGGGCTGATACATTGGGCCAAGGGGCAGGAGCTGTGGCCGAGTCTGAACTTGGCCGAGCAATGGGGCTCGCGACTGGATCGACCGCGCAGGGGATGAGCGGACTCGGACAGGCGGCTCAGACCCAGGCAGCGCTCGCGCAGAACAGCGCCATGAGAGAAGCCGGGCTCTTTAGCGCTCTTGGAACCGGTGTCGGCGCCTGGCTCGGAGGTAAGTAGCGATGGCATATGGGTCGCTCGGCTACCTCGTCGGGAACTTCCTCGAAGCCTTCAGCAAATCGAAGCTCCTCAAGGAGGAGCATGCCGATCGCGAGCAGCAGCGGAAACTCCAAACGCAGCTATTCGATCTGCAGTTGAAGAAAGCCCAGCAGCAGGAGCAGGCGCAGGAAGTCGTTCGGCAAAAGCTCAACGGCTTGCCGCTCGCGGGTATCCCAAAGTTCTCGGACGCGCCTGGCGGGCTTGGGCTTGAGCAGACCGGAACGACGGTCCCGAAGGGCGGCGCAATGTCGCTCACGCAGATGTTGGCCGACCCAGAGGCCGCGATCGCTCTACTCCAGTCGGGCGATCTGAAAGACGTAATGGGCCTCCAGAACGCTCAGCGTGCCCAGGCGACTCAGGAGCAGATGTTCGGGCTCATGAAGGGCGCCATGGGCGGTGGTGGCGGTAATGGAGCCCCAGGTGGCTCTGGTTACGAGCTCACCGGATTCGGCATGTCTCCCAATGGCGAGTTCATGCCGGACTTCAAGCGCTCGACGATGGATGAGCCGTTAAAGCCCGGAGATCTAGCGATCTTCCGCGACAAAAACGGAGGGCTGCCTCAGCCTGGCACGACGATGCGGCAGCTCATAGACCAGGGGTTCAGACAACTGACGAGCGCCCAGCAGGACACCGAGGGGTCGGTGCGCGGTGTCACCCAGATCATGCAGAACCTTTCTGGCCTGACGGGCCGGGTATTCCAGGCGGGCTCGAGCCTCGTCGATCGTGCATTGGCCGCGGGCGCGAACGAGTGGAATCGAATCGCGCAAGAGAACCCCGATATCGTTCTCTACGAAGACATCCTCCAGGGCTCGCTCTCCCCGGTGGTCCGCGCGTTGGGCGAGAAGGGCTCTTTGGCAGAGGGCGATGTAAATCGCGTCATCTCTCTTTTCCCGAAGACACGGCCGCTCCCCGATACGGCCGAAGTTGCTAAGGCGAAGATCACGGCCATTGGCTCGATTCTCGCGGCCGCCCAGGGAGGAAATACCGAGGAGGCGAAGAAACTGATTCAGGCCACGAGCGCGCAATTCGGGCCGCAAGTAATCGACTTCCATGATCTACCGGCGAAGTAATGCCTGACGTACGCCTACCGGATGGGACGATTGTCCGGAACGTTCCGCCGAATATCACTCAGGCCGAACTGATGGCGCGCGTGAACGCGAAGTTCGCCCGCGATCTCCCCGCAATTGAGCCTGGCATGGGGCCTTCCTCACCCTTCGATGATGCTCACTCGGCGGTCCAGGGCGAGAAGGATCTAATGTCGGAAGTTCATCGCCGCGCACAGGCAGGCAATAGACAGATTCCGTTCTTCCAGCGCCTCCAGAATGACGAGACCGTAAGTGCCGAGCAGGGTAGAAATGCCCTCCCTCTATTGGCGGCGTCAGCTCTTGGCGCTGCGCCCGGTGGCGTGCTCGGATCGGCCTTGTTGTTCGGGGCGGGCGGGGCGGGTGGTGAGCTGTTGAAGAACGCAATCCCCGGTGGCGAGCCCGTATCACTGGGTCAGGCAGCGGAGACTGGAGCTGGATTTACTAGGGATGCCCTCTTGGGAGGGATGGCGGGGAAGGCATTTTCCCCGATAGCGCGTTATGTGTTTGGTCGGCCCGCATCGGCCGGCGCCGAGCAGGCAATTGAGTTTGCGAACCGACGCGCTCTGGAGCTCGACGACGAAGCTGCGGCCATCGCGCGGCGAACCCCGGGCGAGGCGCGGCCATCGTCAAACAACGTCGCCAGAGAATTAGGCTATCCGAGACTCCCTCTCGATAGCGTGACTGACGGAACGCTTTTGGATGGTGTTCGGTTTCTGATCTCCGGTGCGGCACCGTCGAATGCGCGGGCAAAACAGGCGGCTGTCTTCATCAACAACGAGCTTGCGAGTTTCGTGGGAGAAGTGCCCAAAGCGGCAGGTATCGTTAACGATGCAAAACAGCTCGTATTCGCTGATCCCAAGCTACGAGCCCTACGTCAGTTCGATCGCATTGACGATCCGGACAAATGGATCGACTCCGTCATATCCGGTTCAAACTCAAGCGCGCTTCTCGAGCTAGCACGATCGAGTCCGGAGATTCATCGGCAACTGCTTGCGAAGAACCTGGAAAACGTTTTCCGGGAATTCTCGCGACCGTCGCCAGGACTTGGCCCGAGAGTGCTTGACGGTGCCGGGCTTCGTAAATGGTTCGAAGGGAACCGCGAAGATATCGTGAAAACCTATGGCTACGGAATCGGGACGAAGCTCGACGATTTCACCAACTATGCCCAGTACCTAGACGGCGCAGTCGAATCGGCTGAGAAGGGTCTTGGCGGGTCGATTGGAACTCTTGGTCTGCTCGGACGCTCGGCTGCCGAAGCGGGTGGCATGGGATTCCTGCCTCACATCATGGTGCCGACACAGGCGAGTGCCTGGGTGCTCGGCAACACTCTCATGAATCCGTCATCGGCAACGTTCAAGTTCTTCGCGGCACTTCCGAAGACCGGCAGAGCGGCGCGTACCGCGGTCCAAGAAGAATCTGCCCGCCACGAAGTCGGCGGCGGACTCCCTAATCCGGCAGATCTTTTCACGCAGTAATGCCGACCAAAGAGACCTATCAGATAGCGGGGAACTCGCTGTCTGAGGTCATCAATCGTCTAAATTTTGTGTTGGCGCGAATTGCGGATCGCCTCGACAAGATCGAGGGACTGCGCGGCGAGCTCGAGACCGAGGGAGCGACGTTAGGCGGCGATCTGCTAATCGAGCAGTCGTCCATCCAAATCAAGGACGAGGACGACGCGGTCGTTCACTCGTTGGAGTAAGCATGGCAACGATTGTCAGAGCCGGTGCTCAGCGCGCCGATCTCGCCCTTTGGGATGGAATTACCAAGACAACCTCGCGAGTCGACTCAACCGGTGGAGTTGTTGTTGGGCTCACTGTCGGTGATGAGGTCGATGTTCTACAGGTCTACGGCAACGGAACTGATCGTACCAAAGCGACGATTGCGAATGCCGTTTCGAGCATCGGGACCAATAGCGTAACTCTTTTGTTCGCCACCGGCACATGGACCATTGACGACAATCTGACCATCCCATCCAACCTGTCGTGCCGAGTTCCGGCCGGGTGCGTGTTCAGCGTCTCTTCCGGAAAGACGCTAACGATCAACGGCATCGTTTTCACTGAGAGTGCGAGCTGGTATTCCGGAGTTGGGACCACGGTCGCCTACAGTGTGCTTGGGCCAAATCGCTCGGCGCGCGAGATCTCCGCTGGCGTCACTCCCGTCAACTACGCATATCCCCCGGGCAATCTGCTGCGCTACGGCGCGGTCGGTGACGATTCCACGAATAACGATACGGCCTTTGCATCGGCGTTCGCGGCGTCAGAAGTCGTGCAGATTCCGGAAGGCATCTACCGAGTGACGACACTCGGAACAATCTCCGACACGTGCCGAATC